CCTTCCTCGCCCGAATTTCCCCCCCTTCCCCCCCTTCCCCTGCCCTGTTCCCTTTATAGTTAATCGGCTCACCGAATAACTTTTTATTATAAGGCCGTTTCCCTTGTTAGTTTCCATTAGCAATAGAGGTAAGGGAACCTCTGTTTCCAGTGGAACATATAACAAGCGTGCACTATGCTAACCTTAGTGCACAAAATTCCTACACTGCCGCCGCAACACATGAGTTAATTTTAGAAAGTGTCCGATAGTTGAGCATTTGTATAATTTATTGGGTTATCCCCACAGCCAAATTTTTTAAAAAATAATAACAACTTTTTATTATATTAAAAAAAAGAAAAAGATTTTGCACAATAAAAGTTTTTATCCCAAACATTTCTAAAGAAAATACAAAACTCTATATATTCTTTTTTATTATTTTAAATAAAGAAAATGTCAAAGATAATTTTAGACGAATGGCAAGAAGAAGCATTAGCCCACGAAGGCAATCTCTTGCTTTGCACAGGACGTCAAGTGGGTAAGACGTTTATAATGTCAAGAAAAGCTGCAGAATATCTTATAAAGCATCCAAAGAGCAAGATAATTGTTTGTTCTCTAACAGAAGACCAAGCACAACTTATGATTGTAATGACCCTCAGCTATCTAGAGCAGAACTACAAATCAATGTTAAAGAAACCTTACAGCAAGAACATTACAAAGAACAAGATAGTCCTATCAAACGGCTCTCAAATAATCGCTCGTCCAGTAGGAAACACAGGAGACGCCGTGCGTGGCTTTACAGGAGACGTTCTTATCTTGGACGAAGCAAGTCGTTTTAACGAGTTCATCTTCACAGCAAGTAAGCCCACTCTATTAACAACAGGCGGACAGATATGGATGTGCTCAACTCCTTTCGGGAAGCAAGGTTACTTCTACGAGTGCTATCTTAACAAGTCAGGAAGGTTTAAAGTAATCCATACTAACAGCTGGGACGTTGTAAATACAAGACAAATTAGTGAAGTTTGGACAGAGAAGAAGCGTGCAGAAGCGATAAGATTTCTAGAGGACGAAAAGAATGATATGTCGGAATTACAATTTGCACAAGAATATCTAGGACTATTCCAAGATGACTTACAGCAATTCTTCCCAGACAATTTAATTAAGAAATGTTGTGTTTTAAAGAGACAACAATTCATTCAAGAAAGAGACTACTATATGGGAGTAGATATTGCAAGAATGGGAACTGATAGAGGTTCATTCGAAATCTTATGCAGAATAAATAAAGATAGAATTGAACAAGTAGGAAATGAAACATCACATAAGAAACTAACAACTGAAACTTTTGATAGAATAATCCAATTAGATAGACAATATAAGTTTAATCAAATTGGAATAGATGCTGGTTCTGGTTCTTTAGGTGTAGGTGTTCTTGATTTCTTACTAAGAGAACCATCAATAAGAAAGAAAGTTATTGCACTTAATAATAGAAGTAGAGAGTTAGATAGAGATGGAAAAAAGAAAACAACTTTGTTAAAAGAGGATATGTATTTGATAATGAGATGGCTTATGGAAAGAGGAGTTTTATTCTTGTTAGATGATGATGAAGTTATGCAAGATTTAAAAAATGTTCAATATGAATATATCACAACAGCAGGAAAAAAAGTAACAATGAGAATTTTTGCTAATCCGAGTGCTGATATTGTAGAGGGAATAACAAGAGCGTGTTATTTAGCAAATCAGAAAAGTTTAAATCTCTCTATATCATACATCTAACTATGGCAGATACGGGCATATTCGCAACAACAGCACAGGTTCAATCTTTCGTTCCAGCTTGGGCTAGTGCAACTTACAACACTGAGGCATACATAAACACATTCATTGCTTACTGGGAAACTTATTTATGCAATTTAACAGGGTATGACTTATCAACAAACTATGCTGGATTAAATGCAATGATGAAAAAGACATTAGGAATTTATGTAAGTTTGAGATGTGCAATAAATATCTGTGATAAAGATACAACAGGAGCAGACATAAGAACAGCAGAGTTTTTTTATGATAGTGCAAATGAACAGATTATTAAATTAGAAAAGATAATTGAAGATAAAGTAAATTTAATTAAGTCAGGAGTATAAATGTTACCACAAAAATATAGAAAAGACCCACCTTATCAAGTTTCTTATGATTGGTCTGATGTTAGAGATGGAACTGGATATGCAGTATTTTATGGGGGTTCTATGAATGGAACAACTTACACTTCTCCAAATGCTTTTTATTCAGGAATGATTCATAAAAATGGTATAGATAAAACTTTAGCAGTTCAAAGTACATATTATAATCTTTTAGATTTTGATTGGGATATAATCTTTAACATTCCAAAAGATGTTTATGGAGATATTTTAGTATCAGTTCCTTTTGGATTTTATTTTTTAACAGGAGATGGAGATACTATGGGGCAATATGCAGAATGTTTAGTTTATCATTATGATGGAACAACAGAAACACAGATAGGAAGCACTGCAACAAGTGAAACTATACAAAAAGCTAATGTATTAAATCATGAAACATTTAGTCATATGACAACTTTTAAAATTAATGCAAGCACAGTTCAACATTTTAAAGCAGGAGAAACTTTAAGAATTACAATAAAAACTTATGCTATAAATGCAAGTGCAGCAAACACACATGTTATAGGGGGTATTGGTTGTAATCCTATAAACACAACAGATAAAGCAATTAGTATTAGCACAACTGACCAATATCAAGTTATTATAACAAATGACCCTACACAATTAAAATTTCAGGTTCCTTTTAAAACACCTTAAAAATGCCAGCATCAAATCTCTCTGCCACATCAACAACAGATTTTGCAAACGGAGTTCCAAATTATACAATTCCAAATAAAACAACTGACGGAGCTTTAGCTCAAAAAGAAAATAAATGGGACAACACAGATGCAGCTAAAAACTATGGTTACTATTATAATGTTGGAGAATACAGAGCAGCAATACAAAGTTTCGCAATAAGAGTTTTAGGTTGGGGATATACTGCATTAACTATTCACGACGATAATAACTTAAAATTAATAACTGGAAATGGGAAAGAAGATTTTGGAAAGATTTTGTTTAATCTTCTTTGCATAAAGAAATTTAATGGAGATGCTTATGCTCAAATAATAAGAGATAAAGAAAGTAAGGTCTTAATCAATCTTAAAGTTCTTGATTCTAGAAGATTAAGTAACATTTCAAATGAAAATGGACTTCTTGACCATTATGAGTATAATCAAGGAAACGGAGAAGTTAAAAGATTAGAACCAAACGAAGTTTTACATTTAATGAATGATAGAATTTTAGATGAGCCACACGGAACAAGTGTAACCTCTGCTGTGGAGTGGGTTATTGAAGCTATGCAGGAAAGTGCTAGAGACCAAAGAAGATTAATGCACTACTCCTCTGTTAGAGTTCTCTATGTAGATGAAACAGACACAACGAGATTAACTCAATTAAAGACAGAGTTAGCAAGTGGAATAAAAAACGGAAATGTTATTTTACTTACATGCAAACCCGAAGAGGCAAAGTTTGAGGACTTAGTAGTGCCTCCTATTGATGCTTTTATTCGTTATCAATCTTGGGCTGAAAACAAATTTTATTCTCAGTTAGGAATTTCTAAAGTTTCAATAGGGGGAACAACAGAAAATAACACAGAAGCTAGTGCTAAGACAAATGTTTTCATTACAGAACCAGTTTGGATAAAGGAAATTACAGAACTGGAAAATGACATTAAATTTCAGTTAGGAATAGAAATAAAGATTAATAGGCAACCTTCTTTAGTTAATAATATGCAATCCGACGAAGCAAAGAACACAGGACAAAGTAAATTAGAAATGCAGGGAGAACAATAATGGCTAAGAAAAAATTTAATCCTTTACCAACACAAGAAGAAGTGAATAAAATTAAATCAAGAGCATTAACTCCCGAAGAATTAGAGAAATATGCCCCTAAAGATTTTACAAACAAAGATAAAATAGATGTTGAAAGAGGGGGGGGAGTTTCAAGCGAAGTTCAAAAAGAAGGAGTTCAATATAATCGTGTTGCAAGTGGAAGCAAAGATATATGGAAAGAAGGAAAGCCAGTAGAATTTATAGACCCTGCAACAGACCCAACTCAAATGTTAGCTGCTAAACAACAGGCAGAATTACAGCAAATTGATTTATTAAAAAATAATAAAGAACCTTTAACAACTTACGAAAGAAATGTAGATGCAGGTTTAGCTTTTGAAAGAAGTATAGCTTCAAATTTAGGAATTAAAATTCCCGATAATTTAGAAGCTCCAACAGGGGTTGGAAGTTTGATTTATGCTGCAAGAGGAGTTTTAGCAACAACAGGAATTGCTGGTTTTTCATTATCTACATTATTCAATCCCGCAAGTGGAAACATAAAGCAATTACAGGGAGATATTTCTAATAATGTCTCGGAAAGCAAAAGGATAACTTCTGTTGCAATTTCTAAGGGAGCAAACTTACAACAGGCAATAGATTCTCTTAATATTCTTGAACAATCTACAAGATTTAAGTATAATGCGGCACAAGTATCTTTAAGGGAAAGTCCTAAAGATGTTAGAGAAGGATTGGACTTGCAAGATGAGATGAGCCGTAATTTAAGAATGCTTGTAGAGAATAGACAACTCTTAGAGAGATATGCTTTAACTGGAGACCCAAATGAAGTTTTGCTATGGCAAGGAACACAGCAGGTAGGAGCAACAGAATGAAAAATACAGAAATAGGTTTAAGATTTTTAAAAATTGAAAGCGACATCAAACTTATTAAATGGATTGGTGGCTACTTGACAGTAGCAATAACAGTTCATACAGGAGTTGAAGTATTTCCAACAGTAATGAATTTTATTTTAAGTTTGTTTAATTAGAAAAATATATAAGCTTAACAATTAATTTAATTATATGGTAGAAGAAAAAACAGAAGTTCAAGAACCTAATTCTATGCTAGAGAGAGCAGAAGCAGCAGCTAAAGCTATGAAGGAACAGAACGATAGAGCCGAAGAAATAGCAAAGAGAAATGAAAAAGTTGCTACGATTCTACAGCTTGGCGGTGGAACAAATGCAGGACAAACTCCAGTTCCGCCAAAAGTTGAAACTCCAAAAGAGTATGCAGATAGAGTATTAAAAGGAGAGATTAAACCAATATGATTGAAGATGATAAACTTGGATTGAAAGTTGCTGAAAATAGTGATGAGTTATTTTGGACTAATAAAAAAAATGAAGTTGTAACAGCTATTGCAGAAGAAGAAAGAAATAAGAAAATTCTTGACAAAATGCTTGAGCTCTGCAACGAGCAGCTAAAATGCACGTAGTTTTTATTCCATACGGAAATCGTGATTGCGTAGAAAAATTATTCAGATATATGGAATCATCTATGTTTAGATTCAAATTAACAAAAGGAAAAGAAACTAAATATGAAGGTATAAGAGGGGCGATAAGATTACTTCCTCTTGGAGCTTTTGATTATGCCTTCCCAAAAGAATATCTTGATATTGTTTTGAATACTTTAAAATTTGACTTGGACGACGGAGATAGATACGGATTAGGAAAGTTTAAGTTAAGTGTTTTAAGAAGAATGTATAAATGTGAGAAAGCTCCTGAGTTTAAGAAAGATAAAAATTTATTGTGGTTTGACGACGAATTAACTGCAAATGTAAATATTGTTGCTATCGGTATAAGAACAGATGGGGAGATAACAGACCCAAAAGGAACAAGAGATGCTGGTTGGAAACACGAAGCATTATAATTGTGAACAAAGGTAACCTTAGTGAAAAGATTTAAATAGTTTATTTTTCTAATTACGGCATGACAAATGAGGCAACATTAGTTTTTGAAACAGCCGTGCCTATTCCATTTACTGTTTCTGATTCTACAGGAATAGAAAAAGGTGCACTTCTTAAAATGTCTGACCCCATGACTGTTGCACTTTCTGACGGAGAAGGGGATGTTGTAGGGGGAATTGCTAAAGATGAAAAAATAGCATCTGATGGAAAATTAAAATTAGGAGTTTATAGAGCAGGAATTTTTAGAGTTCTTGCATCAGGGAATATTACTGCTGGAGACCCAGTCGGAATTGATGGAGACGGAAGTTTGAATTATACTTATTCTTTAAATGGTGCAGGTGGAGTTTCAGGACATAAGCAATTAGGGACAGCTTTAGAAACTGCATCAGACGAGGAAACTTACTTAATGGAGCTTTCACCAGGATATATAGAAGCAGGAGTAGCTTAAAATGGCAGATACAGCAGGAATGGCAGAAATTAGGGGAATTGATATTAATAAGCTAGTAGAGGGATTTCGTGACGTAGATATAATTCTTAAAAAATATGTAAGAGTAATTGCTACAACTGCAAGAGAAATTAGGTGGTATTCTAAGACAGCTGGTTATTTGACATCTCCAACAACTACAGGAATTACAACAGATTTGATTGAAACTGCATATAATGCTATGCCAGTTGTTATAGAAAATTCTTACACAAGAAATACAAGTTATGTTAAGAAATTCTTTGCTTCTTCTCCTATGTTGAGTATTGAGGACTTAAAGGACTCTGACCCAGATATATGGGGAGACATAATCAAAGATGCTGTAAGGGCTGTTAACAAGAAAGTTGATGCACGACTATTGACTGTCTTAGATGCAGCAGGATGCCAAACTGCAGCAGCAACAGGCAACGGCTGGAATGTTGACGCAGATGCAGACCCTATGCTTGACTTCTTGGCTGCAATAGAGGCAATAGAAAACTATGGTTATTCTTCACAAGACTTAATAGCTTACATGAATCCAGCTGAAAAGAAATGGCTTTTGAGATGGCTTATAACAGTTAAGGGTTCAAGTATTCCCGGATTTTCAAGTTCAAAGGTTGAAGGTGGAGAATTGATGCAATTCTTAGGTGTTAGAATTGTCAGTGACCCAAACAGACCAACAGATACAGTAACATTCTTTAGTCCAAGTGCAGCAGTAATTTGGAGAGAATTTATGCCTACAACTTCTGCTGTCATAGATGAGCCGGGAATAGGAAAGACAGTTAGGGTATGGTGTGAAGGTGAGGCAATAAGACCTAATCCTAACGCCGTATTTAAACTAACCGATACTATTAACTAAAATGGCTGAAATTCTACAGGGCGGAAAGAGAGATT